CTTGCACCGAGTATCTTGTAGCCCCCACCTTGGAGAAGAAAATTGAAGGAAATCCTGCTCAAGTTCCTGTCCAGCAGCAATGCACGTCTCAGTGCCGATGAAATAGACGTCCGAGTTCGGGCGTTTGTCGTCATCATGGTGACGCTCATTTTTGCGTTCATCACCTTCGCCTTGCTGTACTCCGTGACCTTCGTCACCCAGCCCATCAAACAGATGGCTCCAATTGATCAGGCCTACACCAAGATGCTCAACGACATCGTGCTGCTCATCGTGGGCGGCATCGGCGGCATCTTGACCAAAGGCGTCAGCAATGAGGCCAAAGACATGATGAACGCGGCCAAGGCCAATACAGCGGCCTACGTCGCCCCGCCGCCACCTCCGCCTGCCCCAGTCGTGATGATGGCTCCTACAGCTGGCTGGACGCCTCCACCAGCGCCCGTGACGCCGCCTAACCACCTTGAGTCGGACGATGAGCGTGCAGCCATGGCCGCAGCCCGACAAAGCGTGAAGGGCTGACATGTTTAGCTTGCTCAATCCCTACATCTTGATTGGCATCGTTGCCTTGGTGGCGGCTTCTTTTTTTGAGGGGCATCACATTGCCTATCTCGAACAAGAGGCTGAGATTGCCAAGCTCAACGAGAAGGCGCGTGGGCTTGAGCAAGAAGCCGCCCAGCGCGTCACCGACCTATCAACCAAACTTGTGAAGGCCAACCAAGATGCCAAATCTCAAATTCAAAAGCGTGATGCTGACATTGCCTCTGGCAAGTTGCGGCTTTCTATCGCCACCAGCGCCGTACCAGCCGCCTCAGATGCCTCCCCTTCCTGCGGAAATAGCGTTCAAGCAAGAGCCGAACTTGACCCAGCGGCTGCTCAATCTCTTGTCGCCATCACCGACCAAGGAGACGCCAACACCCGACAGCTCAACGCCTGCATCGATGCCTACAACACCGTCTTCAAAGTGATCAATGGGGGCAAGAAATGATTAATGCACTCCAACTGCAACAACTGGGCATTGGCATTGAGTGGGTTGGCCCGCTGAATGAGACGTTTGCCAAGTTTGGGCTTGTTAACGTGGATCAGCAGGCAGCCTTCATCGGCCAGTGCAGCCATGAGTGCAACCATTTCAAGACGCTGGAAGAGAACTTAAACTACCGGGCTGAGACGTTGCACCAATTGTGGCCGCAGCGTTTTCCCACAATGGAGATTGCAAATGCCTACGCCCACCAACCCAGTCGCATCGCCAACAAAGTTTACGGCGGACGCATGGGCAACAGAGATGAGCAAAGCGGTGATGGTTTTCGTTTTCATGGTCGCGGCCTTATTCAGCTTACTGGTCACGATAGTTATTACCACTGCGGTCAGGCACTTGGGGTGGACCTTGTTGCTAATCCTGATCTGGTGGCAACTCCCAAATATGCGGCGCTGAGTGCAGGCTGGTTTTGGTCAACCCACAACTTAAATGCTGCGGCGGCCGCAGAAGATTGGGTAAAAGTCACCAAGATCATCAACGGCGGCACGTTCGGGCTGGACGAGCGGGTAGCATTGACAAAACATGCTATTGCTGTCCTAAGCGCTTAATGGGACAATCACGCAACCATAAAGGACTCACATGGCGACCGTTACACCAGCCACAATAACTCCGTCATGGGTCATGACTTATGACAACCTGACGACGATGGTGCTCCAGTATTTGGAGCGCACTGATCAAGCCACCATCAACGCCATTCCCACCTTCATCACTTTGGCTGAGTTTGAGATTGCCCAAGAAATCAAAACCTTGGGTCAAATGGCCGTTGCCACGGCAACCATGTCGGCCAACAACCCGGTGCTTGCCAAACCCGCGCGCTGGCGCAAAACAGTGTCCATGACGATCACCAAGCTCGACGGCACGCAGCAGCCCGTGTTGTTGCGCAAGCTGGAATACCTTGAAAACTACTGGCCGAACGCCACTCAAGTCTCTACGCCGTTGTTCTATGCCGACTCAGATTACCAACATTGGTACTTGGCTCCAACACCAGATCAAGCCTACAGCTTTGAAGTGCTCTACTACGAGCGCATCCAGCCGCTGAGTTCGGTCAACCAAACCAACTGGCTGACCCAGTACGCACCCAACGCCATGCTGTATGGCACTCTGTTGCAGGCCATGTTGTTTTTGAAGAACGACAATCGAGCCGTTTTCCAACAAAAATACACCGAAGCAATCAACGCGCTCAAAACCGAGGACGTTGCAAGAGTTGGTGATCGTCAGGCCGTGGCCGTGGACTCCTAATCATGACAACATACATCGACGCCTTCACAGGTTTAACCATCAACCCATCAACGGTGGGTTACGAGAATTTATCCATCAGCAGCAACACCGTGTTGCAATGGCCGATCAATGGCAACACCTCAAATGTTGCGGCCAACATCATTGAAGTCACGGCCACCACGACTGGCCTGAATTTGTTCATGCCGCCAGCCACGCAAGTATCAAGCGGCCAAAACGTCATTGTGCGCAACATTGGCTCCAACACCTTCACGGTGACGGACACCAGCGGCAACACCATCGCCAGCATTGCGTCTGGCTTGGCTGACTTCATCTACTTGACCGATAACACCACAACGAATGGTACGTGGGCGGTGGTGACGTTTGGTGCAGGCACATCGTCTGCCAATGCGGCCACGCTGGCTGGGTACGGCCTAACCGCCATCGGCGCGACGCTGAATCAGTCCTACACCGTCAACAACGTGACGGCTGGGTACACCTTCTTGGCGTCTGATCGCTCATCGTTTTATGTGTGGGGCGGCGGCGCTGGCACGCTGACCATGCCTACTTCGGCAAGCGTGGGCAACAACTGGTTTGTGATGATCCGCAACAACGGCACGGGCATCTTGAACTTGGTTCCCCAAGGCACAGACACCATTGATGGCAACCCAAGCGCTCAATTGCAGCCCACCGAGTCGCTGGTGATCGTCTCCAACGGCACGGGCTTCAACACCTTTGCCTATGGCCGCTCAAACACGTTTTTCTACACCCAGTTGCAAGTGACCGTGACGGGCGGCACAACCACGCTCACGTCTGCTCAGGCCTCAAATACGATTCAAGAGTATCTTGGCACGCTGACGTCCAACCAAATTGTGATCTTGCCCCAAACCGTCCAGTTGTACTCGCTGCAAAACAAAACGTCTGGCTCGTTCACATTGACGTTCAAGACGGCGGCATCGGGTGGCACAACCGTCACACTGCCACAAGGCCAAACGATCATTGCGATCTGCGATGGCACGAACGTCTACAACGCTCAAACCGCCGCAGCATCTTCGCTCACGTCTATAACTTTGGCAAACGGCTCCGCCGCCGCGCCATCGGTCAACTTCTCTGGCGACACATCGACTGGCGTCTACTTGGTTGCCAGCGGCCAGCTTGGTTTTGCTGTCAGCGGCGCAAACGGCATGACATTGAACGCCTCAACAGGCTTGACGGTGCAAAACCAAGTCACGGCTTTGGGCGGCATTCTTGGCGGGGGCTTCTAAATGACCGCAAAGGTTGCCGTACTCCAAGTCAAGCCGGGCATCCAACGTGATGGCACGAGATTCATGTCTGCCTCCTACGTAGACGGCCAGTGGGTGCGCTTCCAAAATGGTTTGCCTCGCAAGATTGGCGGCTACAACAGCATGTTCTTGAATGCCTCGGGCATCTCTCGCGGCATGATCATGCAGTCCAACAACGGCTCAAACTACGTCATTTCAGGCTACTCCAACGGCCTAGAGCAATGGGTGACGGCCAACTATGCTGGCGTGGGAACTGGTCCGCTGGAATACACCTTCTCCAGTGGGTTCACGGCCAATGCCAACAACTTGTGGCAGCTAGACATTGGCTACGACTCCACTGGCGGCGCAAACTTGAATTTGATTGCGCACCCCGGCCAGAACTTGGCGGACATCTCAAGCACGGTCAACACCCGCCCATTGTTTGGGCCATTGACTGGCACAACGCTTGCGCCCGTGGGCGTCTTCACGGCTTCGGCCACAATCTCCACTGGCACGGCCACCATGACGTTCCCAGCAACCAATTTGGGCGTGGGCGCGGGTGTGTCGGTGACTGGCACGGGCATCCCTGCAAACACCACGGTGCTGTCGGCCATCATCACGGGCGGCGTTTACACGGCGACTTTGAGCAATAACGCAACAGCATCAGGCACTTACACCTTCACCTTCGACAACAACATCAGTGTTTCGGGTGGTGTGGTGATGCTTTACCCGTACCTCTTTGTGTACGGCAACAATGGCCTGATTCAAAATTGTGCAGCAGGTGACTTCACCAACTGGACAAGCTCTGACGCCAACTCCAACAACGTCGCGGCCACCAAGGTGGTCAAAGGCCTGCCCGTGCGCGGCGGCACAACAGTGCCAAGCGGTTTGTTTTGGACGCTGGACTCGTTGATTCGCGTGAGCTACGCGCCGCAGACCGTGGGCAACCTGACTTATTACTGGCGCTATGATTTGGTGACGCAACAGTCGTCCATCATGTCGAGCCAGTGCGTCATTGAGTATGACGGCATCTACTACTGGGTCGGAACTGACCGCTTCTTGATGTACAACGGCGTGGTGCAAGAAGTCCCAAATAGTCAAAACCAAAACTGGTTCTTTGACAACTTGAACTATCAGCAACGCCAAAAGGTGTGGGCAAGCAAAGTGCCGCGCTGGGGCGAGATTTGGTTCTTCTACCCCCGTGGTGACGCCACCGAATGCACGGATGCCATCATCTACAACGTGCGCGAAAAAACTTGGTATGACGCAGGCCAATCACTTGGTGCGCAGCGCTCGGCTGGGGCATTCAGCGAAGTGTTCCGCTACCCCGTGTGGGGCGGCAACACCGCATCGGGATATGAGGCCACTGGCGCGACTGTTGTCAGCGGTGGTGCATCGTATGCCGTGGGCGACATCGTGACCGTCTTGGGCGGCTCTGGTGCACCTGCATCGCTCAAAGTCACCACCGTGTCTGGCAGTGCCGTCACGGGATTGACCGTGGTGGCCGCTGGCTCGTACAACCCAGCTCCATCTGGCACGTACACCACATCGGCGCGGTCGCCTTCAACTGGCACTGGCCTGACAGTGAGTTTGACCACCGCTCAGTTCTACACCTTGTGGCAGCACGAGATTGGCACAGACCAAATTTACACCGACCAAGTCACGGCCATCAACTCGTACTTTGAAACCCCTGCGCTTGGCGTGCTGGGTGGACTTGTGGGCGCGGTTCAACAGC